AGATTTACTTCTAAATCAAGAACCATATCCTAAAGGTAAAAACAAAAATTATAATTGGGATTTTAAACCAGAAACACAAGGATTATTATTTTGAAAAAAGCACCAACAAAAGCCGAGAGAGAGCATATGAGCAAGGTTGCTAGTTTGGGGTGCTTGGTATGTCAAAGACCAGCTAATGTGCATCACATACGCCCTATTGGGCTAGGAATAGGCAATAGATCGAGCCACTACGAAACTATCCCACTTTGCCATGACCACCATCAAGGACAATTTAGTATTCATAATTGTAAACAACAGTTCGAGGCTCGTTATGGAACTGAACACGAAATGTTACAAAAAACTTTAAAAGAAATAGAAAACTTAGAACGAATAAATGATTTTTTTGGAGATAAATAATGGCTGAAATGAAAGAAGAACACTTCCATGTTGTATCTAGTAATAAAGCTAGAGAATATGAGAAACAAAAAAAGACCATAAATATAATTAAAACTTTACTAAATAGATATACAAAAAAACAATTAATCGAGATGATCGAGAAAGAGAGTAATAATGGCTAAACGATCTGGTTATTTTTTAGTTTACAGAGATATATGGAGAAACCCTGTATTTAAAAACTTATTACAATGTAGTTGTTGGATATATTTTATATCTTCTGCATCACATCAAGATAAAACACTTAGATTTCTTGGTAATGATATATTTGTTCGTAGAGGAGAAATGATTATGCCTTTACGAGTAACTGCTAAAAGATTTGGTATGACTTACTCTGAAATGAGAGCCTATATACTAAGGCTAGTGCGTAGAAAAATGATAACCACTAGAACGACCCACTTGCAACCTACTAAAGATCACAAGAGTAGAAAGGTAACTTTAATTAGCCTCGTAAATTATGACAAATATCAGTTCGTAGATTCGGAACAACCACTCACGACCCACATACAGCAACAAGTACTAATACACAATACTAATAAACAAGTACTAAATACTAAGTCTAGCAAAGATAAGGTTGTGAATAATGGGTATAAAAAAATAGGATTTGAGGGAGTCTATGATGTTCTGCAAAAAGATGGTAAAAAATACCTAAAACATAAATTCAAAGATGAGCCAATCAAAGACTATTAATGAGATCAATACTAAGAATATTTAAGTATGTCAGAAAAAGATTGATTATTTTATCAATAGAAAATAAAAGATTAAAGATGCAACTTGAATTTTACAAAGCCATAGTAGAAAGTGATATGAGTAAGAAGCATTAAATGGTCAAAAAAAAGTCAAAATTTAGACACATTTCAATATCGAATAAGAAATATTACTTTTACGAAATAAAATGGTGGGATATTCTTGGAGATTCTGGCCACGCTGGAATAAAAGAATTTGATAATATGAAACCAGCTTTGATGACAACCACAGGATATGTTTATTCTAAAGATAGAAAACATTTAAAAACATTTGCTAGTTATGATGAGAATGAGGAGTCTTTTAGTGATAGAAATGTATTTCCTATTGGTTGCATAAAAGAAATGAAAAAGGTAGAGATTTGATACCATTTCCAAAAAAAAAATATAATATTATTTATAGTGACCCAGCTTGGTACTTTAAAACATATTCTAATAAAGGCGAAAAACGATCTGCTATACAGCACTATAATTGTATGTCTATTGACGATATTTGTAATCTTCCACTTAGGGATATTTCTGCTGATGATTGTATATTATTTATTTGGGTTATTGACCCAATGTTACCAGAAGCTATTAAAGTTATTAATAGTTGGGGATTTAAATATAAAACAGTAGCTTTTACATGGGTAAAGAAAAATAAAAAATCTGATAATTATTTTACAGGCATGGGATACTATACACGATCAAACCCTGAGATGTGTTTATTAGCAACTAAAGGTAAACCTAAAAGATTATCTAAATCTGTTAAACAATTAATAGTTAGCCGAATAGAACAACATAGTAAAAAACCAGATGAGATAAGAACTAGAATTACAGAACTTTGTGGAGATTTACCTAGAATAGAATTGTTTGCTAGACAACGAGCAGAGGGTTGGGATTGTTGGGGAAATGAGGTATAAGAATCAATTATGAAAAACGACATAAATAAGGCAAAAGACACAATTAAGACAAAAACTATAGGCAGACCCAAAAAAGAAATAGATTCAGATGTTATAGCAAAATTAAGTCAAATAGGTTGTACGCAAGAAGAAATAGGTTCTGTTGTAGGAATATCTGCTAGACAGTTACAAAGACGATATGCCGATCTAGTAGCAGAAAATAAAAACATTGGTAAAGCTAGTTTAAGAAAGAAACTTTGGTCTAAAGCTATGAGAGGACAAGGTAATGATAAACTATTAATTTGGTTATCAAAACAAGAACTTGGTATGCAAGACAGAGTTCATACTACACAAACTGTTGAACCACTACCACTTATAATAGATGCTAAAGCAGACGAGGTAAATGGCTAAAAAAAAGGGTAATGTATTTGGTGCTGTTATTGAATATACTAAAACAGAAAAAGGTACTTCTATTGGCAGACGACCAATAACAAGTACATTGAATAAAAACAAACGTAGACAAAGAAAGGCAAAATATCGTGGACAAGGAAAGTAATATAATCGGAGAAAATACATTTTTAAAATTAAGACAACAGAGAGATCAAGCTAGATTAGAGTGCGATCAAGCTAAGATACAAAGAGATATTGCACTTAGAAAATTAAATAAAGCATTAGAAATTGTAAAAGCACTAAATACTTTAATAAAATCGTGAGTGAAAAAAGATCAAACTTCTATCCAAATGGAGAGGTAATAGATTTTTCTCTACCTCAATCATTTACAAAAGCACTTCATGGCAATAGCTGTGGAGATTGTGGACTATACAGTAACAAGTGGTCATTCTGTGGTAGGTGGGGTGCTAAAGGTGTCAAGGATACTTACGTTTGTCACGATTGGAGAAAAAGGTATTTTAAGAGATAATTTTGTGATATTTATGCCTTATGGCTAAATATAAAAATAAAACTGTAAAACTTAACAAACCCATGCGTGGAGATGTTAAGAAGTTTAAAGTATTTGTAAGAGATAAAAGCACAGGCAGAGTTAAGAAAGTTAATTTTGGTAGCAAAACAATGACTATCAAGAAAAATATACCAGCTAGACAACGTAGTTTTTTTGCAAGATTTAGACCAATACTTGCTAAAGTAAAAGGTCAAAAGAATTTATCTCCAGCCTATTGGGCAATTCAATCATGGAAAAAAGGTTTTAAAATATGATTGATAGATTTATTATAAGATGTTGTGACGTAATTGATAACTTTTTTGAGAGTCTATATAATATGTTAGTTAAGACTAAAAAGAAAAAAAATATTAATGTAGATTCTCCTGATAACAGAATGAACTATCCAAAGGAATAATATGAGAGATACTAAAATTTTAGATAAATTTTCTAAGGATAGTCAAAAAAAATGGAAAGAGATGCAACTGTTTATTAATTTAAAAAAAGAAGTAGAGCATGGTGCTTATGGTACTAGAGATTATGTAATTAAAAAGGGTATTAACAAAGGCAAGGTTGCTAAATAATATGGGTAGGATTATGAACTATTATTTTACAGGTATGTTAATTTTAGGTTTTGTGTTTTTAGCATTGTGTGTAAAACCATTATGAAAATATCTGAGAATACATCTGTTGCGTTACCATTAAGAAATCTTATTGCAATTATAGGTACAGTTGCAGTAGGTGTTTGGGCTTATTTTGGTGTAATTGAAAGAGTTAATAATTTAGAAACTAAGAACCAATTATTTGAACAAGATTTACTTGAGGCTAGTACACAAAAACCAATAGACCAAGAACAGTTTATGTTGATAGAGGACTTATACAAAACTGTAGAAAAATTAGAAACAACTCAAGAGCAAAACATGACTAATAAAGTTAATATACAGTTTCTCAAAGACCAAGTTGAAAAATTACAAAGAGATGTTGAAAAATTAAAAGATAAACAAAGAGAATTTGCAAATGGTAAGGCATATTAAATATGATGGATAAAATTTTAATTGCTATATTTTTATCAATTTTATTAATAGGTTCTTTTTATCTAGGATATTTGTTTTCAATAGATATATTTGAACTGCTTTGTTTTAGGACTCAGTTATGACAGAATTAGTAGTAGCTTTACTTATGATTATAAACGGAGAGATAAAAGAAGCACGAATACAAACATCAATGTCTGAGTGTCTTAAAGGTTCTCGTATAGCCAAACGATCAGCTAAATCAAATATAAAATATCAATGTATAAGGTCTATGGCTGAACTTGAAAAAAATATAGATGGAAGTTTATCTATAAAAAAGCTAATAGTTGAGTAATGAAATTTGTTTTAGCTTATACACTATGCTCTGCAATAACAGGGTTCTGTAATACACCATCAATACACCCTGTTAATTTTAATACTTGGTCAGATTGCGTAAGGGCTGGTGCATCTGTTACGATAAAAGTTACTACTGAATTTGAGCAAAAATTTAATCAAGAAAAACTGTATATCTCTTACTTCTGTAATGAAAATAACACTAACGAAACACCAACATAAAGTTTCAACAAGTAAAGCAAGGTTTAGAGTTCTTATATCAGGTCGTAGATTTGGTAAGACTTATCTGGCTGTAACTGAAATGATGAAATATGCTTGTCAGCCAAATAGAAAGATTTGGTATGTAGCACCTACATTTAAAATGGCCAAAGAGATTGTATGGGGAACTCTAAAAGAAATGCTTAATCAATTTAATTGGATTGAGGATATTAACGAAACTACAATGACAATAACTATTAGAAAAACAAATAGTCAAATATCATTAAAGGGTGCTGATAATTATGATAGTCTTAGAGGTACAGGATTAGATTTTTTAATATTAGATGAGTTTGCAGATATTGATAAACGAACTTGGTATGAGGTATTAAGAGCAAGTATATCAGATAGATTAGGCCATGTGCTATTTTGTGGTACACCTAAAGGCTATGGTAATTGGAGTTATGAATTATATTTAAAGGGTAAACAAGACGAAGAATGGGATAGTTTTCAATATACAACTATTCAAGGTGGTATGGTTACACCAGAAGAAATAGAACAAGCTAAACAAGATATTGATATTAGAACTTTTAGACAAGAGTTTGAGGGTACATTCGAAAATTATGCTGGTAGTGTTTATTATAACTTCCACCCTGTAGATAATGTTGTTAAACGTCAAATAGATTGGGAAAAACCTTTACATATAGGAATGGACTTTAACGTTGACCCAATGTCAGCTTGTGTTGGTCAAATAGAAAAAGATAAAGTTTATTTTGTAGATGAGATAATTATTTATGGTTCTAATACAGATGAAATGGTGCAAGAAATAAGAGATAGATATGGTTCTAAAATGCAAATCTTTATATATCCTGACCCAGCATCTAAACAACGTAAAACATCTGCTGGTGGTAGAACTGATTTATCTATTTTACAAAACGCTGGATTTAAAGTTAAGGTAAAACATAAACACCCAGCAGTACGAGATCGAGTCAATGCTGTTAATAGTAGGCTCAAAGATTCTAAAGGAGAAAGACATATTTTTGTTTCACATTCTTGCAAAACATTGATAAAAGGTTTACAAAGACAAATATACAAGGAGAATACAAATATTCCTGATAAGGAAGATGGATTCGACCATATGAATGACGCACTTGGTTATATGATCGATTACTTAAAACCATTAACTACTCAGGCAAGATTTCACTCTCCTACAAGATGGACAATGAAGTAATTTATGGCATACACTAGAAATCAAGCAATAGACACCCACAAAGACTATTCTGAAACAATTAACAATTGGGAATATTATATTAGATCATATAATGGTGGCTTTGACTATATGGTAGGTCAATATTTAAACAGATATAACTTAGAATTAGATAACGAGTTTAATCAAAGACTTGCTAACACTCCATGCGATAATCATTGTAAAAATATAATTCAAATTTATTCATCATTCCTTTTTAGAGTTAGACCAAGTAGAGATTTTGGTTCTATGCAAGACGAACCATCATTACAAAACTTTTTAAAAGATGCTGATTTAGAGGGTAACAATTTAAACTCAGTAATTAAACAAGCACAAAACTATGCGTCTATTTATGGTCATTGTTTTATGATGTTAGATAAACCAAATGTAACTACAAACACTAGAGCAGAAGAATTAGATCAAGATATTAGACCATACTTGTCAATTGTAACTCCTGAGAATGTTTTAGATTGGAACTTTCAAAGACAAGTAAATGGTAAGTATGAACTTAACTATTTAAAAGTAAGAGAAGAAGTTGATAAACAAGGTGGCACATACATGAGAATTTGGTATCCTGACAGAATAGATACTATCTACATGGAAGAAAGAGAAGAGCCTAGAATAATAGATACTGTACCTAATATGATTGGCAAAATACCAGCAGTTATTTTATACAATTCTAAATCTCACAAAAGAGGAATTGGTCAATCAGATTTAACTGATATTGCTGATTTACAAAAAGCTATCTACAACGAATACTCTGAAATGGAACAACTTATAAGATTAACTAACCACCCATCATTAGTTAAAACTCCAAGTGTAAATGCAAGTGCTGGTGCTGGTGCAGTAATTGAAATGCCAGACGAAATGGAACCAAATTTAAAACCTTATTTGTTACAACCATCTGGCCAGAACTTAACAGCTATTATGGAGTCTATAAATAACAAAGTAGATTCTATAAATAGAATAGCACATACAGGTGCAGTAAGAACTCAAAAGACAGGGATAACATCTGGTGTTGCACTACAAACAGAATTTGAATTATTAAATGCTAGACTATCTGAAAAAGCTGACAACTTACAAATAGCAGAAGAACAACTATTTAGATTATATGCTATGTTTCAAAATACTACATTTGATGGAGAAATAAACTATCCTGATTCATTTAACATCAGAGATTACGCAAGTGATCTAGTTTACTTCCAACAAGCTAAAGCATTAAACATTGGTTCTCCAACTTTTGCTAAAGAAGTTGATAAAGAAATTGCTAGAGCAGTTGTTGATGATGATGAAAAACTAAATGATATATTTGATGAAATAGACCAAGCATCAGAGGTAGGTCAGTTCACACAAGATGAACCAGCACAAGAAGATCAAGAAGTAGAACAAGAACAGATATAAAAAAGGCGACCATAAAGATCGCCTCTTTTATTTTGAGTAATCAATTAAGCTGATTTTTTTGTATAATTACAATGTTGAGTTCCAAAATCATTAACATCAGATTCTACAGAATTTAAAACTTTAAAAACACTTTTAATATGTTTTCCTGTTTCAGTTCTAGCTTCTCTTTTGTCAATAAAATGATCTAAACCATAACTATCCAAACCATAATTAGATTCTCCAAAATATATAATTTCTATATCTGACCAATAGTAACCTCTTTTTTTGGCATATAGAGTTTTATCACTTGCATTAGGAATGTATTTTATAAAATCCATACCAGAATAAGAAACTCCATCATTTTGGATTTTCATTCTTTTATCCAATACACTTTCTGCTTCTGCATATTGTTTAAAAAGATTTATTTTTTTTGATTTTATTATTTCGTAGATGTCGTATTTGTTCATTGTTCTCTCCTTTTTTTTATATATAAATATTAGTAAAAATTGATATAAAGGTCAAATAAATTAAAACCTAGTAAATGCTAAACTTTTAGTAGAACATAATTAGAACAAATGGCAGATATAGTCAAAGACGCAACCCTTTATCGAATCAAGCAAATAGAACTTGCAGAAGCTGAATATTATAAATCATTAATAAAAACTTTAGACAGAATAGAACGAGAAGTAGTTGCTACTGCCTCAAGATTACCTTTAACAGATGGTAAGTTAATTGAACTACAATCAGCCATAGCAATTAGACCACAGATAAAAGCTATTTTAGAAAAAGAATATCTAAAATGGTCAGATACAGTTGTTAGAGAGGGTTTTAATAAACAAGCTAAACGAATAGAAAAAGCATTTAAAAGAATTGGTAATATACCAATAGAGTTTCAAGAATTAACTAAAGGCGATCTAGCATTAGTACAAAATTTAAAGCAACAATATTTTACTCAGTTCAAAGATGTATCGAATACATTTACAAGACGATTATCAGAAAAGGTTTATCAAAATACATTAGTTGGTAGTGAGTTTGCAGTATTAGAAAAAGAACTAAGACAAACAATAAATGGTATCTATGCTAGTTCAGATGACCCTGAAATACAAAGATTAGTTAATTATATAAATGATAATAAGTTCGATAAATCAAAACAAGCACTAGTTGATAAGTCTATACAAACTCTACAATCTAAGTTTGCAAGAGATAGGGCTGGAGAAAACATGAAACGATATGCTGGTCAAATACTTAACGATTCACTAAGAGATTTTGATGCTACATTAAATTTTAATAAGTCAAAAGATGCTGGTTTAACTTTTGTTAAGTATTATGGAGATGTAATTCCTACCACAAGAGATATTTGCAGAAAGATAATAAATGGTGTAATAAAACCTAAACGAAAAGATGGACTTTTCACAATTGATGAAGTCAATAAACTTTGGACAAGTAGAAGTTGGTCAGGAAAAAAATCTGGCAATCCTCTTGTTGTTCGTGGTGGTTACAATTGTCGTCATCAATGGTCTTACGTCAATCCTGATTGGTATGACGAACAAGGCGAACTAATAATATAACAATAGGAGAACAAATGTCCGAAGAACAAACAAACGTTGCACCAGAAGTACAAGCAACAGAAACACCAAAAGAAGAAGTAAAAGTAGAAACACCAAAACAAAATACTTTTACACAAGAACAATTAGACAACATAATCAAAACAAGACTTGAAGCAGAGAAATCTAAGTATGAGAAAAAACTTCAAGAAGAAGAAAAACAAAAACAAGAAATCTTAAAACAAGAACAACTTAAAGAAGCTAAAACAAAAGCTGATCTTGAAAAGATTATGCAAGAAAGATTATCTGAAAAAGAACAAGAACTCGCTAAAGTTAAAGAGCAAATCAAAAAAGAAAAAGTAGATAATTCAATACTTTCGATTGCTAACAAAGAAAAATCTATTAACGCACAACAAGTTGTTTCTCTTTTAAAAGATGAAGTTAAGTATAATGATGATGGTCGTATAGAAATAGTTGATAATCATTCTAATGTACGATATAACGCAAAAGGAGAACTACTTACAATTGAAGATCGAGTTAAGGAGTTCTTAGATAGCAACCCACATTTCCGTCAAGGGTCTTTGTCTGGTTCAGGAAGTCAGAGTGCTATCGGTGGTCAAACTGTTAAACCTTTTAACCTACAGGACTTAGACTTAACAAAACCAGAAGATCGTAAGGCTTATGCAGAATATAGGAAGAAACGAGATTCAGGTGCTGTTGAGATTAAATTAAATAATTAAACTTAATAGGTAATTAAAATGGCAAACGAAAGTACAAGTTCTACGCTATCGGAACTATACACAGAGATAGTTGCAGAAGCACAATTCGTAGCTTCTGAAAAATCCATCATGAGAAACTTAGTTAAAAACTATGCTATCACAGGTGGTGGTAAAGCAGTTGAAGTTCCTGTTTATGCACAAGTAAGTGCGGCGGCAGTATCAGAAGCAACTGATTTATCAAACACAGCAATCAACCCAAGTTCAGTAACTATTACTGCATCTGAGGTTGGTGTTATGACTACTCTAACAGACTTAGCAAGAAACTCAGCACCAAGAAATGTTGCTGGAGATATTGGTAAATTGTTTGGAGAAGCACTAGCAAGAAAACAAGACGCAGATTTAACTGCATTGTTTGATGGCTTTTCAAGTGCAGTAGGAGATGGAACAGGTGCAATTGCATCAGCATCTATTTTTAACGCACTTTCAACTTTAAGAGAAAATGCTCTTAACATTGACGATTGTGCAGTTGTGCTACACCCTAAAATCGCTTTCGATCTAAAAGCTGGTTTAACTAATACTTTTGCAAACGCAAACGCAAATGATTTAGCAAACGAAGCATTAAGATCAGGTTTTGTTGGTAGATTAGCTGGTATGCCAATCTTTGAAACTTCAAATATTTCTAACACAGGAAATGCTGGAGATTACAAAGGTGGTGCTTTCCACAGAGATGCACTAGCAATTGCAATGATGCAAGATGTTAAAATTGAAACTCAACGAGATGCGAGTTTAAGAGCAGATGAAATTGTGGCTACATCAGTATATGGTGTCGGCGAAATTCATGACTCTTATGGTGTTGAATTACATTTCGATTCATCAATCCAATAATAGGATACTTTGTGAGGGTGGGAAACTGCCCTCGCAACTAACAAAGGAGATACAATGGTAAAATTAGTATTATCAAATGAAAAAATGGTTACTCTTAAAAGAGGTAACAAAACAATAAAAAGAACTGAATTAGATTATGAAACTAATAAAGGTATGTATGATTTTAGAGGTTTTAAACTGCAACAAGATAGTGTAAAAGAAAATATTAAAGAAGTTGACCAAACTTTTGAAAATGAATCAAAAGTAATACCTCTTAAAAAAAAAAGAAAAACAAGAAAGAAAAAAGATGAATAAAATAATAATGATGAAAGCTAGAAAATGGTCAAAATGGGTTTGGGTAAAAGCTAAGAATAATCCAATGTATTCTATACCTCTAGTTTTAATAATTGCTTATTTAATTTGGAAATAAATTATGGCTAATTATACAGGTGCTAATGTTATTACCACATCAGATGTTTTGAAATATCAACCTGATGCGTTTGATTTTGGTATATCTACAACTGCTACAGAAACAACAAATTTTTTAGCACAAACCACTAATGATATTTTAAGACAGTTACGAGTAGAGTGGTGGCCTGTATATAAAACAAATATATTTACAGATATTACAGTTTTAAATACTGCTGAAATGGTTAATACAAAAGTTAATTTAGATCAGTTTGAAAGAGCTGGAGTATATTTATTTCTTGGAAGATTTTATTTACCAGCATTAACAAAATTTAGACCAGAAACAGAAAAAGATAGATTTGAAAGAATGCAAGAATATTATATGGGTCAATACAATATCGAGTGGAGAATGATATTAGAAGATGGTGTTGAATATGATGTTGACTCATCAGGAAATATTGTTGCAAACGAAAGAGAACCTTTACACGGATTTAGAAGATTGACTAGATAATGGCTTTAGATTTAAAGATAAAATCTAACTCAAAACAAGTATCTCAAAAATTTAAAAAGTTTCAATCAGTATTACCGAGAGTTATTGATAAAGGTTTAAAACAATCTGGTTTTCAATTACTAGATATTATTAGAACCAAAACACAAAAGGAATAGATTTTAGAGATAGACCATTTGCACCATACTCACAAGGTTATTTAAAAAAATTAAATAGAGAGGGTAAATCAACTAATGTAGATTTATTTTATACAGGCCGAATGTTAGGTAGTTTAACACCAACATCTACTGTTAAAAAATCTGGTAGAAACAAAGTATCATTAGCTTTTAGTAATGCACAAATGCGTCAAAGGGCTTTATTTAATCAAGTTCTTGGAAATCCTAAAAGAGAATTTTTTGGCTTTAACAATAGAACAGAAAAGATTATAAGTAAACAATTCAACAGATTTGTAGAAAAAGAATTAAGAAAGTTTAAAATATGAGTGTAAGAGAAAACATAGCAAGTAATTTATTATCAACCATATCAGCTATATCTAGCCCAATAACAATTAGAAAAGCAACAAGACAACCTTTTTTATTAGATGAATTATCAGAGCAACAATATCCAGCAGTAATAGTTCAAACATCAGAAGAAAATAGAGATGATTCTGAATTAGGAAGTGGTGCTAAAACAAGACATGGAACTATTGATTTTGTTGTACTTGGATTTGTTAAAGGTGCAGAAGCTAATATTGACACAAAAAGAAATCAGTTAATCACAGCTATTGAAACTGCATTAGAAACTGATATTACAAGAAGTAACAACGCACTTGATACAGAAGTAGTACAAGTAGAAACTGACGAGGGTTCTTTGTTTCCTGTTGGTGGTATAAGAATGACTATTAGATGTATGTACGAGTATCAAGCTGGAACACCATAGGAGAATAAATGACAACTAAAATTATAAACAGAATAGAAAAGAAAATAGATCAGATAGAAAAATTACATGATAAAGAGTCTATGCTTTGTGAAGAAGTAAAAGATTTATTAGCAGAATTAAAAGAAAACCAAGAAGATAATAGTCAAGATTGGGAAGAAGATTTTGAAGATGATTTTGAAGAAGATGAAGAAGATATTGACGAAGAAGAAGATAAAATGTAAAAGGACTTATGGCTAAAGATATTAAATTATATAAAGATAATTCAGAGATAACTATTAATGAATCTAATCTTGAACATTTTTTAAGTTTAGGCTATAAGCAAGAAAAAGAAACTAAACAAACTAAATCTAACAAGGATAAAAAATGGCAACACATCACGGAAAAGAAGGCGTAGTTACTGCTGGTGGAACTGGTGTTGGAGAACTAACATCATTCACACTTGAAACTACAGGAGATGTTGTAGAAGATACAGCTTTAACAGATGCTACTAAATCATTTGTTGCTGGTCGAACTTCATTCTCTGGAACATTAGAAATGCACTTTGACGAAACAGATAGCCCACAAACAAGTTTAACTGCTGGTTCTTCAATCGCTTTTATTTTATTACCTGAGGGTAATGCAAGTGGAGACAGAAGTTTTTCAGGAACAGGAATTGTTACAGGTATGTCAGTTAATAACTCAATGGACGCAATCGTTTCAAGAACTGTTACTTTTCAAGGAACAGGTGCTTTAACTATAGGTACTGTATAATCCTAATTTATGTCAGTATTAGATCATGCTCGTTCTCACTTTGAGAATATTGGTGTTCAATCTATAGAAGTTTCTGAATGGAAAGATGAACATGGGAAACCAAGTATAATTTATTGGAATCCTATAAATCTTTACGAGAAAAATATTCTTTTTAAAAAGTCAGGCAATATGTCTGATGTTAGTATTCTTGCAGATATTCTTGTTATGAAAGCACTAGATAAAGATGGTAATAAAATATTTAAGCCAGAAGATAAAATGGCTTTAATGTATAAAGTAGATTCTGATGTTGTAGCAAAAGTAGCAAATGCTATGGTACAAAATATCACTCCAGAAGAAGTAAAAAAAAACTAAATTCTACACCTGAATTAAAAAATTTACTTATTGTTGCCGATAGGTTAAAAATAACTTTATCTGAACTTTTAAAAATGGAAGTTTGGGAATATAATCATTGGCTAGGTTATATGATGATTGAACAAGATCAACATGAATCAGTTATGAGGAAAGCAAAACATAGATAATGGCACAAAATCTTAAAATAAATATACTTGCACAAGATAAAACCAAACAAGCATTTAATGGTATTAGAGGTAGATTAGATAAATTAAAAAGTGCAGTATTTTCAGTTAAAGGTGCATTAGTTGGTATAGGTGCTGGTGTTGTTGTAAAATCATTTGTTGATACAGGAAGAAGTATAGAGGATTTACAAGTAAGATTAAAACAATTATTTGGAAGTACACAAGAGGGTGCAAAAGCATTTGATGTAATGGCAAATTTTGCATCAAAAGTACCTTTTTCATTAGAACAAATACAAAACGCATCAGGTAATCTTGCAGTAGTTGCTGGAGATGCAAATAGGCTTTCAAAAATTTTAGAAATTACAGGTAATGTTGCATCAGTAACAGGATTAGATTTTCAAACAACAGCAGAACAAATACAAAGATCATTTGCTGGTGGTATAGCCTCTGCTGATATTTTTAGAGAAAAAGGAGTTAGAGATTTATTAGGATTTAAAGCTGGTGCAACTGTAACAGCAGAAGAAACTATAAAAGCATTTGAAAGAGTTTTTGGTAAAGATGGTAAATTTGGTGGTGCAACAGATGAACTTGCAAATACATTTACAGGAACTTTATCAATGCTTGGCGATAAGCTATTTAATTTTAAAAAGAATGTTGCAAACGCAGAATTTTTTAGTGCATTAAAGGGAGAATTTAAAGATTTAAATCAATTTATCGAAGAAAATGCAGATGCTTTTGAAACCATATCAGAAATTATTGGAAGTGTTTTAACAACAGCAGTTAAATTATTTTCAATATCTATTAAAGGTGTTGCAAAAGCTGTAGATGGTGTTCGTAATGCTTATGAGGGTCTTTTAAATTTACTTAATAAAATACCAGGTATTGATATTCAGTTTATTAATAAACAACAAAGACAAATATTAAGAGATTTACAAAATTATGAAGATAGAATTATGCGTGTTGGAAAAGCACAAGAAGAATTAAATGTTACATTAGCAAAAGGAACGAAAGAAATTAAAAAACAAAAACAAGAATATAAAAATATACATCAAGCACATATACAATTTAAAAAAGAAGTGGAAGTACAAAATTCTTTACAAATAAAAATATTAGATAAAATAAAAGAACAAAATAAAGAATTTGATTTATCAAATGAAATTTTTGATGGATTAAAAAATGCAACACAATCTGTTTCAAATTCATTAGCAGAAGCATTAATTTTAGGTAAAAGTATAAACAAATCATTTAAAGAATTAGCACAAAGAATTTTGGTGGATATTGTTTCTGCTACAATTGAAAGAATTGCTTTAATGGGAATTGAAAAAATATTATCAGAAACTTTATTTAAAAAAGAAGCTGATAAAGACAATATGATTAGAAGACAAAATACTAATCTTAAAAGACAAATTGCTTTACAATTGTTTTTAAATGCTATTGGTGGTGGTGGTGGTGGTGGTTTTTTTGGATTTGCAAAAGGTGGTGCTGTATCAAAAGGTCAACCTGTAATGGTTGGAGAGCAAGGTGCAGAATTATTTATTCCAAATCAAACAGGCCAAATAACACAATCTGCAAGAGGTACAGGTAATGGTGCAGTAAATGTTAATTTTAATATCAACACAGTTGATGCTTCTGGTTTTGAAGAATTGCTATTCAGATCAAGAGGTGCTGTATCATCTTTAATTAATCAAGCAGTAAATGAA